TTCTTGATCTCTAATCGCCTGTTCACCCTTCAAAAGATCGTCATATCTCTCAAATTGTGCAAATTCTTCATCGGTATAGTCTAATAACTCTTTGCCAAGATTGAGTGGGTCGGTGATGTCTGGGCCAGGGTAGTCATCCGGCAAAACTTCTTGACTTCTTATAATCTCAATATTCGCTTGAGCTTCAGATAACTTATTGATACCTTCGGATTTTGCCTGATCTATGGCAGCCTGTGCTTCACTTTTAGCCTTATTGGTAGCGTCCTTAACAAAATCGTCAATGTAACCCACAATATTCTCCCGTTATCCTATTGATACCGTAGCACCAGTAACAATTGTTGGACTGGTGATAATACCAAGAGTTGTTGTCGCAGTACCAAACATTGATGCGGCTCCACCAGCAGTGACCGTAACAGCACCACCAGCGGTAACAGAAACAAATGCACCAGAAGCTACAACACTTCCTGCACCAGATGTCATTGTAGCAGTACCAGCAACAGCATTTGCAAGATATGCACCAGCAGTAACGTTGTTTGCCATGCCACCAGCAGTAACATTATTTGTTATCCCGCCAGCAGTAACGTTACTGAGTATTCCTCCGGCAGCAACGTTATTTGCAATACCTCCAGCAATAACAGTATTAAATTGACCACCAGCAACCACGGTGTTATATTGTCCGCCAGCTTGAACGGTGTTTATCATTCCTCCAAGAAGAATGGTATTGAACATACCTCCAGCAGTCACAAAGTTCTGAATGCCTGGAATCAAACTAAATACACCAGTATCAACCCCTTGAATATTGTTAATAGCAATACTAGCCTGTCTTGTTGCGTAGCCTGGTTTCAACAAAATAGAAGCGGCTCCAGTAAATGAGGCAGTAGGGCCAATTTTCTCATAAAGATCAGCAGTAGCACTCAAGTTATATCTAGCAGTAGCGATACTCACACTGGGTGCTGGGTTAAATGGTAAAAATGGGTCTGGATAAAGTTGTCCAGTGGCAATAGATACATCTTGTTGTGCAAACAATTCTAGTTTGGATACCGATTTTAATAGAGCAGTTGGATCAGCTTTAACGGTAGGATCAAATAACATATCACGGAATGCGTCAACGTCCAACTCATATCTCGGGTACACATTAATCTTATGGTTTCCGAATGTGATGTCTTTTCTGTCCTGAGTAGCAATAGTTTTCCATTTCCCCTTTACTCGCCAGTTTGCTTGTCCAACGACTCTTAGAGAATCGTTTCCAACATAGGCAAGGTCTGGGTCTTGAGAACCCACTTGAACGTTTCTATTTTTTCTGATGTGATGATGCATGGTACTTTCAGTATCAATCTCTTCCGTACCTTGAATCTTGCTAATCCTACTACCACGAACAGTTTGAAAAGCATGACCACTAATGTGTTCTACTTTGTTACCTTTGATGTTTAAGTAATAGTCACCATCCACGGTCATGCTGTAATCACCCCGAACATAAATTAATTTGTTCTTCAAATCAATTACATAATTGTTCCCAACAACCTTTTCTACTTTGGTTCCATCTGGTTGAATTTCTCTGAAAGTGCCAGCCTTGTGCATTTCATGAATTCGTTCTGCACCAAGTGTATCATCAACCTCAAATATATGTCCGCTCTCGCTTTCATAAACGTGGTTGTAGGGGTACTCAGACTTAGATTCTTCTGGGTCTGCGTTTGGGTCTGGTGGGGTAGATTGTGGATGTGGTTCATTCCAACTTCTAGGTCTATACTTTGGGTCTTTGATTTCCAGTCTTTCGCCACTGCCATCATCTGGGTGAGTAAATCCTTTTGGAGTAGTTCCTCCGCTGGCTAGACTTGCATAAGCCATGGGAATGTCTTTTATTCTCGTTTCTCTTTTCGATTTCAAAGACCAATGTTCTTCTGCCCACTTTCTCTCACCGTGGTTTCTAGAAAGACGAGAAGAATCGGCTTCTTCTAAAATATTTTCTCCAACGTCCTCCCCACCATCTTCGTCATACTCTGGTGTTTCCCTCGGTCTACCGCTAGCATGGGTATCTGGGCCTGGGTCTTTTCTATTTGTTACTTTTCTTTTGGGATACCTATAGTGCGGATGAGTTCCTTTTGGATCAAAGAAACCAACCAGACTTCTATCAATATCAATTACTGGGCCCGTATCATCTTCTCTTGGCAAATAAGAAGCAACACCAAGTGATCCCATAATGATTGGGATTTGTCCGTTATCACCATCTGCAAAAAATCCAACAACAGCAGAACCCTCTACCAAACCAGTAGGAGAGTGTCCTATACCAGAAATGCCAGCAGAAGTAATTGGTTGCATTGGTACTGCCCAAGGAAGATGTGCAGTTGGAAGTCTCTCTTTACTCTGGGTATGGTGTCCAAAAATACGCACACGATAACGTCCCAACTTTGCTGGGTCATCTCTATCTTCTACGATACCCTGCCACCAAGTAAACTTTGGATATTTTATATCTTTTCTAGCCATAATTATTTCTGCTCGTGCGAGTCCCTGATAACTTCCAGTTTCATTTTATGTTCAAATGCATCACCAAACATAAAGTCGTGGCGAATGCCTATGATCTGATATAATCCAGATAATTTTTTATCTAGTTTCAAACTTTCTGGGGGATTTTCTCCCTTTTCTTCTGGGTTTGGAAATTGCAAATAAACCAACATACCCAAGTCAACATCTGTCCTTCCGTTTACATTAATATCTATTTGGTGTCGTGTCAGTTCAGCAATAGCACTATCTCGGAAAGAAATATTTTCAAAATGGAATTTGTCATATCCAAATTCTTTATCATCCCACAAATTGTGATTACCCATAGCAACATTAACGTTTGAAAATGGATGAAACATAATACCAGAGTGGATGGGGTTTACCCTTTGTTTGTCATATAGATGATAGAAACTATCATATGTAAAATCTAATAGCGCCTGATTACCTTTGACCTTAGGCAAGTTTCCATTGGGTACACCAGCTTGATTAGGCGTGTAATCAAACATCATTAGATATGGCATTCTTTTTCCCATATCAAATCCAACCGTAAGACTTCCCATATATCCAGTATTTAAATCATGGTAAATGTCTGTAAATGTTGGATGAGATACCCCATCCATAACCACATATTTTTCGTGAATCCAAGGGTGAATGTAGTTATACGATGGTTCTCTGGAGTCACCCTCCGACCTTTCCATCTGGTCAGAAACATAGTTAAAACAGTCATATACCAGTCTGTTCGATTTGTATATATGAGCCATTTTTGATAAACTAGTACAATAGTTTTTCTTATCACTCTGGAAAAAGAGTGTGTTTGGCATATACTCTGGAGAACCTTTTGGTGCGGCCTGTCGGCAAACGTAATTCATACATTTAAACCCAGACCAATAATTCGCTACAAAAACAAACTCTTCTCTCTTGAATTCCAAACCAAAAAAATCTAATCCCTTGTCTACAGCAATAAACTCGTCATAAATCTGTTGCAATACCGCTTTTGGTTTTCCATCAAATCTTTTTGTTGCAACCATACTAGAATCACGATAAGCTTCTTCGGATGACAATCTAAGAGTATACATAGATTCTCTATCTTCTTTCAAAACTCTGTTGGTAATTCCAGTTACAACAAAAGTATATTTTAAAGGTGTGACTCCCTGTTCAGATTGAAACTCCACAATAACCTTTTCGGTTCCTCTGAGTTTTAATCTTCTTACTAAGTTTTTTGCATCACCAATAGCCAACTCCCCAAAAATGCCTTGGGTTAGTACGTTTTCAAAAATGGTTAATTGTCCAGCAAAGTTCTGTAAATCTTGTGTACCACCCTCTCCCACCAACTTGAAGACATTTGGTCTAAATCGGCCAGGAACGGTTCTGGGTTTTGTATTCGACATAATTAAGCTCTAAGCAATGATTCGTATTGTCTTGCAAACGAAATGATATATTCTTTTTTTACTAGAAAAATATTTCTTCGTTTTTCATTTTCTTCTACTTCGTGTTCAAAGTTTGTTATAGGAACAATTTGTCCACCAACTCCATCCAAGTGATCAAAGTCTACTTGGATGTCTGTCCCAGCAAATATATAATGGTGGGCCTCGTTTAATCTTTCTGAACTTCCATATTTTGCCAAAGCCCAGTCTCTAAGTTCTTCCGCCGGTTTTAACCAGTCATGATAAGGATTAATAATATCATTTACCAAAAGTATAGTCCAATAATATTCAACATGTCCGTAGTAATCGTATGAAATTTGCCACGGAGTCTGACCATCTCTCAAAGTGATTTTTTCAAGTATCAAAACCTCATCGATTCTTTCGTTCGGTGCAACCCTACGAAAAATATCAGGGGTATCTATTTCAACCCCATCAATAACATAGTTTCTTCTAGGAAACCTATCAAAGAACATTGTATCTACTCCTACTTAATATCTTTTCTATCTCTGAGAAGAATTTCTTTAAACATCAGAGACAAGGTAATTTCTGTTGGCGCACCACCTTCAAAACTAGTCATAAAACCATTGTGTCCATAGTCTACTTTCATATCAGTAAGAACACATGTGTTAAGTTCATTCAACCAAGTGTTTTTCTTATTGTCGTATCGATATTCGATTTGAAATTCTGAAGGATATCTTAAAAATATTTTTTCTTTTTCTGGGTGCATGTGATATTCTAATTGATATAAAATATCTTTGACAGTTGCAGATTCAGCGGCAGATTTCGGAGCAAATTTAAATTGCATCGGAAAACTTCTGAAGTTCATGGTTTTAAATAATTGTTCTTTGAAGGGGTTTTCTACTTTTCTAGTAAATACTTGAATGCCATCGGAAACTGGAAGATTGATTCCCAATTGTTTTCCTATGTTAAATATAGAAGCTAACTGTCTTGTTGCGTACTCAGAGCCCGTCCCAACATTTTTAGAAATGCTTTCCAACACATCATTCATAGAAGCATCTTTTCTAAACTGTTCTATAGCTGCACCAAGAAGACCAAAATCAGTAGCATCCCACTGAGCAGAGATTCTGTTTTCTGGTGCATTTGTCATGGCCAAAGTAATAGTACCAGCAGCGGTTGTTCTTCCTTGACTGAAATTCCTCATAAATCCAGCAGCAGCCTCGCCAGCGGTAGCAACAGCAGCATCTACAACACCCAATCCACCACCCTCTGCACTTGTTGCAGCATTGAAATTACCAGCAGCACTCTCTGCGGAACTGGCAGCACCGGCAGCACCATCAGGATTAATTCCTCCAGTGCCGCCTTTGTTAGTCCTTATGGAAATGTGTACAGTATGCAAGTAATTTCCACTGGCAGCATCACTCGGCCACTGGTGAGAAAAAAAATCAGTTGCAGTACTTTCTACAGTATTTCCAGTATCATTTCCAACACTGCTAACATCACCAGTACCTTCAGCGGCACTGGTTGATGGAGTTGTTGATACTGCGCCTGGAGTTGTATCTGGCATGATTGTATTACCTAAATAGTTATTTGGTTATGGGACTATTTATATGCCTTATAGAAAAGATTTGCATCAAGGACGATTTATTCCTAAAAATCCTAAGAAATATCGTGGAAATTCTAACCAAATCATATATCGATCTGGATATGAGTTGAAATTCATGAATTGGTGTGACATGAATCCAGATGTTAAGTTCTGGTCTTCAGAATCAATAGTAATTCCCTACAAGTCTCCTTTAGATAAAAGAGTACACAGATACTTTGTTGACTTCTACGCCAACATCAAAGGAAAGTCATATCTAATAGAAATCAAACCCTCTAGATTTACAAGACCACCAGAACCAAGAAAGAGAACAAAAAAATATCTAGAAGAAGTGGCTCAATGGGGAGTCAATGAAGCCAAGTGGAAATCTGCAAAAGAATTTTGTCTTGATCGGGGGTGGGAATTTAAGATAATCACAGAAAAGGAGTTGGGAATCTCTTATAAATAGTGTTCATGGCAAACCCATTTGAACAAATAAGAGCCAATTCTAACGATCAATCAAAATCGTATAATTGGTACATGAACCAAGTTAGGAACGTTGCGAGAGGAATTAATAATCCTAGTACAGCGATGTCTTCTAGCATTGCAAAAAGACAAGGGTCATATGACATCGGTTCTATGTATTTGTTTAGATATGATGCAAAACACAAAAGTAAGTTGCCATACTTTGACGCATTTCCTCTGTGTCTACCATTTGAACCAACCAACGATGGTTTCTGGGGAATGAATTTACATTATCTACCATATCTTTTACGAGCAAAACTGTTGGGCAAATTACTGGAAACCATGAACGATCAGAAACTCACATCACAGTCTCAGATGTCATACAATTGGGATTTGTTGAGTAGTGCGGCCAGATTTCCAGAAGTAAAACCCTGTGTAAAAAGATATCTGAATACTCAGATGCGTAGTTCTTTTTACAGGATCGATCCATTGGATTGGAAGGCTGCAATCTTTTTGCCAGTAGAAGATTTCAATACTAGTAAGAGCAAAGTATTTTCAGATTCTAGAGGAATAATGTAATGAGTCTTAGTAGATTCTTGGGTCACGTTCAAGGAAACGACTTAGCAAGAGCAAACAGATTTGAAGTAGAAATTTATGGGCCTGGTAGCGGAAGGTTGCCATCACTATTATGTGAAGAAGCTCAGATACCAGGCTTGCAAGCACTGTGGTCTCCAACAAAAATAGGAATGTGGACTGAAAACAGAGTTCACGGCATGGAATTTTTTGGGGAATCAGCTGCATTCACTTTCTATTGCGACACGGACTGGAATGTAAGATCGTATTTTGAAAACTGGATGCAACAAGTAGCATCTTTTGAAACCAAAGAACCAAAATATCAAGACACCTATGTTGGGGAAGTTAAAGTAAAAGTACTCAACAGAAGAGACAGTGAAAGAAAATCTTGGACTATGAAAGAAGCCTTTCCAAGACTATTGAATATTATTCCAGTAGCTCAGGGTGGCGATGGCATTGTAAGAGTGACAGTAACGTTTGCATTTAGAAGTTGGGAAGCAGGCGGCGGTGGCGGTTCAAGTATTGCGGATATTTACGACACGATCACTGGTGGTGGAAACGTGAGAGAGAAAATGAGAGATGTATTGGACAAAGTTTTTTAATTAATTGGAGTTTTTAAATTATGGGATTACCTATTACAGAATACCCGCTAGTTGAGGTTTATGTTTATTCAGAAAAAAAGAAGGTCAATTTCAGACCATTTTTAGTAAAAGAAGAAAAACTATTAGTATTTGCAGCTGAAACTGGTGAGGCCATGGAAATGATAAAGGCCTCCCAGCAGATTGTCACCAACTGTTCTTTTGGAAAAGTTAAGGGTGATGAGATACCAATTTTTGACATGCAAAATATCTTTCTTGAACTTAGAAAAGCTTCTATAGGAACAGATATTGAAGCGAGGTTTGGATGCGGTCATTGCGAAAAGAAAACCAATGTTACAATTGATTTAAACAGGTTTAAACTAAAAGAAAGTGAAGATCATTCTCCAATTGTAAAACTAACAGATGAAATGTCTGTCGAAATGAGGTATCCGAAATCGGAAGAACTCAAAGAGATTGCAGGCAAAGAATCCGATGCAGATATCTATGAAGTATCATCAAGGTGTATAGAGAAAATTTTTATTAAAGATGAAGTCTATGAAGAAATTAGTGACGGGGATAAAAGAGAATTCATTGACAACATGCCCCCAACACAGTTTCAAAGTATTAGACAATTCTTTGAGACAATGCCGGTATTAGAAAACAAAATAGAATTTATTTGTAATGGTTGCGGTAGAGAAAATTATGCATTTATGAATGGGTACATGGATTTTTTCGTATAAACCTCTTCCATGAAAATCTCGAAAACTATTTCAAAACCAACTTTTTATTGATGCAAGAACATAAATATAGTTTAACAGAGATTGAGAATTGGATGCCTTGGGAGAGGACAGTTTACATTTCCATGCTAGTTCAACACTTAAAAAAGAAATCAGAAAAATCAAAGAGTCGATAAATGGCGCCATTTTTTACTAGTTTGTTGGGATTTGGGTCGAGAACAATCGGCGGCCTTGGCCGTGCAATAATGAATCCCATAAAGAAGGTTGGGGGTCTGTTAGGAAACGCTGGCAAGGCTGGTGCTTATTATGGACTAGGAAATGCACTTTTTGGTGGCAACAACAACGAAGAACAAATTCAATCCGGCGGTTCTGGTGGCGGTGAAATGGGTGGATTCGGTGGAACCGTATCCGGCGCAACACCAGTAAGTACCGCAGCCTCTGCAACAAGTGCTTTGTCAGATGCAGATAGTTCTGATCCAGTCGTAAGACAATTACAGGACATCGAAAGAGTCTTAGTATCAATCAAAGGTGATACATCCCAATTTGTTGGGGGAATGTCAAGAGCCGCACAAGCTGGCCCAAATAAAAATGCGTTGAGAAATATGTTCGGCCGCAGTGGTGGTGGTATTGGCCCCGCAGCTGCTGGTGGACTTGGACTCGCTTCACTTTTTGCATTGGGTATGGCCGGCAAGATGGGAGACAATGACAAAGGTGATACCGAGGCAGGAACTCAAGAAAGATTCGATGCCACCATAGGAAATGAATTAGAAGATTTCGGCGCCACCGCTGGGATGAAGGCGGCAGGAATAGCAGCTGGTGCAGCTGGAGAAAGAGCATCAAAGGCAGCTATAGAAGCAGGAGCAAACAGAGCAGGAAAAATGGCCGCCTCTACTATAGACACAAGTACTGGCGGGGTGAAATTTGATAGAAATGGTACTGCAATTAATAAAGCTGGAGATGAAGTACATGGAGCAGCAAAAGAATCTGCAAGACAATCAATGGAAAAACTCCAGAAAGAAGCAGCAGAAGCAGCTTCAGAAACAGCTGCAAAAAATCCACAAATAGCAGCGAAGATAACAGCATCTATCGCCAAAAACCTTGGTCAAACTGGTGCGAAAGTTTTACCATTTGTAGGAGCAGGGTTTAACCTAATTTTTGCAATGGAAAAGGCTATAGCAGGGGATTGGAAAGGAGCTGCATTAGAAACTGCTGGTATGATTCCTTTTGCCGGAATAGGTGCTGACGTTGGTTCCTTGGTAAGAGATGTCTATAAAGACGTATATGATGTATTCCCAGAAGATGACTCAGAGAATTATGAGGAACGATTCCCAGAATTATTTAACATGGTTACTAGTGCTATTGCTGACTTGATGTCCTCTAACATGGATAATGCTGTAAATGATCTAGAAGCAGTAGAGGCTAGACCAGAAGTTTCAGATCGTATGACTGGTAGACGGCGAGGACGAGCTCTAGAGAGACAAAGATCATGGGACAACAAATATGGAAATACACACAATGCAGATGGTAGTGTAAAAGCAGAACTATTAGAAAGTGCGGTGGAAGCAAGAATAGATACCAATCCTGATCAAACTACTAGTATGATGGATGCAGCAATCGAAACTGGACAAGAAGCTCTTGGTGGATTGGGAGTTGATGTTCCCCTAAATGATTCTGCTAGAGTAGAGGATATGACTACATCAAGTTTTGAACAGACCAATGCATCATCTAATGATGCTCTAGTAGCTGCTCTTGGTGGAATGCCTGGGGCAACAGCTCCAGTACAAGGCGGACAGGGAGAAATCTCTGTACATGTGTCTTCTCCAAAAACAAGTTTCCCACAGTCAAATTCTGAATTGACTTGGATAAACAGCAACGCATCTGGATTTGTTTAAGATAAAAGTTTTTTAGTAATATACTCATCGACATGACCGAGTATATATTTACTTCTTCTCTCCATGTGAACTTCAGTTGCAAAGTCTTCCCACTTGACACTGGGATCAATAAAGAACTTATCATACATGAATGGGTCTATTAGATTCTTTGCCTGATACTGTGAGAACTCTTCTGCACAAAACTTCATAACCTCGTGTAGATTGGTGCAATCATTTTCCCACGGCAGATAGTATCCAGATTCTTTGACATAGTTGTATAGGGTCTCGTAGTATGGATTTCTACTCTTTGACCAATCAATCGGATCATCTGGAAACTCTGTTCTGCGGTATCCAAACTTACTCCAATCACGATCAAACTCAGAGTTGTGATTCAATGTCTCTACATTGTTCTGCAAGTCTTTGATCATCAGTACATTCATGTGATAACTGTTTCTGTTCCAGTACTGCGATAACCACTTGCCAGTGTCCCTCAGATCGTCCACAGTCTCGTGTGGGAGTCCGGCGATAAGAGAGATATGTCCTTTGTAGAATCCAGCGTTCTCTCTGAAATACTCATCGACCTCTATCAAACCTTCTTTGATTCTACCACTGTCCATACCTTTGCCGATGGACTTGGCAGACTCATGTTTCATAGACTCGACACCATAGAAGTGTGAGGTGATACCCATCTTGATTAGATTGTCCCAATCTTGTTTGCGAGACACAATAAGATCAGCTCTAATATAGGCAGTCATCTTGGGTGTAAAGGGAAGTTTTTCTATGACGTTGGCAAACTTCTCAATCTTCTGTGAACTATCGTTGAAGGTTTCATCCAGAACAATATAATGTTCTGTACCCCACTTGTCATAGTTTTCCAACATCTCATCATGTACACTCTGTGCTGTGCGTGAGTAATCACCCTTAACTCCGAGAACAGGGAAACTACAGAACTTGCATTTGAACTTGCATCCACGGGCAAACTCTAGTAACAGAATTTCTCTGGGGTTGATAAAGTCTGTATCCTTGTAAGACACCGTGAGATCGTCTTTCGGAAAGGACTTGTAGTTGACGTAACAGTTTATTACACGATTGGTATGGATAGGTTCTGGCCCACCTTTGAAGTGATCTATGAGTGCAAGTATTGCATTCTCACCGTAACCGTAAACATACCAATCCATCTCCAATTCTTTCATAGAGTTGTTTTGACTGCCTGCAACAAGGGGAATGTGTGGATAAGTTTCTCGTAACCATTTTACGAGACCGATAACGCTTGGACTATTTAAAAAGAAGGTAGAACCAAATCCGAAAAATAAAAATTCATCATCAACTTTACGAGAAATATATTTTTTTAATTGATCCAAACTCCATCTTTGAACGTAGTCAATGACTTCGACATCATATCCGTGTTGACGTAAAAAGGTGCTTATTTTGTGGCCGCCAGATGAACGCCTGATACTGATCTTGGAACTATCAAAGTCTAATCCCAAATCTTCAAGTTGTCCACCAAAAATAATACTATGCAAATCAGATTACCAGATAAAAAAAGGGCGCCATTATTTATGGCGCCCAAAGAGGAGACGACTATATCTTAGTCATCATCAGCCAGTCGGGAGAAATACGACATAGCATCTTCATCATCAGATGTGGCAACTGTGACTGTATCTGTAGATGCGGTACTTTCCGCAATAAAGATATCGTCTTCAATATCATCAGTCTGACTAGAAACAGTAGATGCAGGACTTACTGATACACTACCTTTTAGAACACCATTGAGTTTATCTTTGAGTTCATCATAAGACTTGAAGTTACTAGGATCAACAATCTCATTCAAAGAGTACTGTTGTTCCCAGATCGCATCAATAGCCTCATCCGAGTCGGCAATGGGACGAACCCTAGAAGCAAACTTAGATTTGTCATAGTTACGATAACCAGCAACGTTCCTTGCAACAAGTGCAAAGTCTACACCTTCCCACGGATCAAACGGATTGATCGGATCATCGGAAGGAACGGTGGGTTTGATAACGTCTTGAATCATTTCAAAAATTTTCTGTCCATACCTGTACAAGAAAACTTTGCCTTCATTTTCTGGGTTGGCGGGATCAGAAACAACCAAAATGTTTGAGTAATAATTCAAACGGCGTTTCTGTTTGCGAGCGATTTCCTTATCGGCCTCTACACCAGAGTTCCAGAGTTGGGTGTTCAATTCTGAAACGGGGTCAGGTTGGTTCAGAGTTGTAAGAGAGTTTTCGATATACCACTTACCAGTAGGGCCTTGGAAACCATGTGTCCAAAGACGTACCCAATAACTGTCCTCGCCCTTGGAGGGGGGAAGGAAACGAATTACGGCAGAACCATTACCAGCCTTGTCAACGGAAAGTTTCCATTCTTTGCCAGTATCGTTTGATTCTGTAGTGGTGGTAGTTGACATTTTCTCAACCTGCTTAAGCAGGGTATCGAAACTGCCACGACTCTTACGAAGATCAGAGATAGAATTTGCAGACATATGTTGCTCCTTTGTGCGGTTTATTTACTATCGTGTTTACTGTATATTTTGCTTTTTGCGGTTAGTGACTCGGCGAACTCATCACTATCATATACATCTTCATCATATAACAAATGTTTGTACTTGTCAAGCCTAGTTTTGCCTTCACTAGAAACTCGATGAATACGTTGTTCCTTTTGGTTACTACCTCGGGAACTTTTTGACTTACTCATTGATGTACTTCCTTATTTATAACATCTTTAAGCGGTGTTGCAACAGACTTCATATTGTCTGTCAGTCTAACGAATGGACGGTACTTGGTTATACACATAGACGCATCTTCAAGCAATATGTCATTCGCATTCATATCGACAAAGTTAAAAATCTTATCTAAGATTGTCATTGTCTCTATATTAATTATATTACCAAAAAAGAGACGAAATGTCAAGGGGTGTTTTCCATTAATTGAAATAAATGGGTCGGCGATTTCTTCCTTTTCCATGTCGAGTAGAATTCTGTCAATATCTTGTTTAAACTGATATTCTCTTTTGACTTTTCTGTTCTGCCACTGATCGTATCTTCTTGCAGCATCAACATCAAACAACCCACCCCATTTCTCTCCAGAGACAAAATTAGCAACAAGGAAATTAATTATTTCCTCACGAGAATAATCTCTGGCAAGTTTTTTAATAGAAACGAGGTCTTTTCTTTTACGAAATGTTTCTTCTTTGACTCTTACTTTTCCTTTATACTTTACTATGTCATAATTCTTGGTTGTAAAGTGCAATTTGATTGCAAGGTAAAGTCGATAAACTTCAAACGGTTCTATCATATTGGCAGTTTAGATGTCTTCTTTGCTTTTAACAAATTTAGGTTTTGAGCCTCGGCAGTAATCTTTTCTTTTAAAGACGGTGTAAGAAGTTTCTTAATACTTTCAATTTCTACTTCATTGCGAACACAAAAATCTGTTAGTACGTCAATATAATTTTGGCCCATACTAGCCTTTCTTTCAATATGTTGAGAAAACTCAACAGCACTAGAAAACTGTTGATTGCTTATTAGAAACTCATCGGTTTTTTTAACTTCTTCAATCATTACTTTTTTCCTTTTGCATCAAAAAATCTTCTTTCCAGTCCTTAATATATTTTAGGACATCATATTCACATTCGATAAAAGGACTATCACAGATAGTCTTTTCTGCCTCGCCTGGTCTATCAAATTCATGGACAATGGGGTGATCAAAAGCTTTTGCTACTTCCAAAATACTCACTGGTTTGCCCCTACCCAAATTAACATGTTTTGTTTTTCTTCTGGTTTGCAATAGTTTTAACATGCCATCAACCACATCATAAACATGGGTAAAATCTCTTTCTTTTTTACCACTACCGAAAACTCGTAGTGGTTCATCATTTTCTACACATCTTTTAAATGCCCTGACTACAGTACTATATTCTCCGTAGTCTGCTTCTCTTGGCCCATAAACATTATAGAAGTATAACATATGATACTTAACTTTGTAAAGAGATTCATACAAATTTAATATCTCTTCACATGTATATTTACTAAAGGTATACGGATTAGAATCTTTGTTAGAAAATTTTGTGCTTGATGATGCTGCAAAGAAAATTGGAACTTTTAATTTTCTGGCCCACTCACATACAGTAAGAGTGGAGTTTACATTATTTTTAATAGTAATGTAGGGATTCTTGTGTGACATGCGAACTCTGGGAGTTGCAGCAAGATGAAAAATTGCATCATAATTTCCAGCAGGAAAAACGTCTGCAACATCTTGATGTAGGTACTGAACTTTTTTGTGTGGTATCTTATAAGAACCAACACTCATGTCATCCACTACCAAAACATTTTGATCATGTAAGAGTAACGCCTCTACCAAGTGGGAACCAATGAAACCGCATCCACCAGTAACAATAAAATTGTGTTTTGCCATTTAATACCTATAAAATATGTGCGAATCAAATACCGCACTCACTTGCAAACTATCAGACCATTTTGGTTTTACATAATCTGCGTGATAGTATATTGCTCCATTTGTATTGTCTTCGTGGTATCCTTTTATAATTTGTCTAGAGACTTCAACAATATTATCAAAAGTTTTCCAATCAGTTATCTTATCTGATTTGCCATCACAATACCAACTAAATTGACATTGGTGTTTCATTGGAACCTTTTTACCTTGGGACAACCACCACTTGCTCAATTTAGCTTGATACACCACTTCACATATGGTATTGGGGTATTTGTCATTTTTTACTCTGTTAATTGTAACATGAGCAACAGCCATTTGTCCAGCGATATCTTCGCCTCTTGCTTCAAAATAAATGTTTTGTGCAAGACAGAAAACTTCTTCTGGATCGGGTAGTTTTTCTTTTATCACGGCTGGTGTGACAACAACAGTTATTGGTTCTAATGGTGGTTTCGTGGGGGTTGGTTTAACAGATAGTACTGCGACTGTTGGGGTAAGAATTAAAACTAATGCAAATGTCCAAGATAAAACCTTTGGCGATACCATTGATTTCTCCTTCTTTTAAAAATGGGCCCGTTGGATTATAAGGTGGAACCCATACCCCACTAGCCTTAAGCGGCTAGAGCATAAACGTCATCGTTTGCGTTTACTTTAGGTTGGCACTTTGCCAGTCAATCAGTCTCACCTTTCCTAGACAATCGCAGTCGAACCTGTTCACCCCCATCAAAAGCACACTAGGAAGTCTTAATTTCGACACTGTACGTCCGTGCCTAATGTGCTTATGGTGGAGGTGGGGGGAATCGCACCCCCGTCCTACAATCTTTCAGTCCACTTCAACGACCGATTCAATATTTATAATAACATGACTAGGCAGCAGATGTCAATACCTCAGCCTCATATAAATCACGACATTCTAGTAAATAATCCACATAATCGTCTCGTTTTTTGACAAATATCTGTGGTTCATCGTCTTGAACACCAATAATTACTACGCTTTTGTCAATAGGAATGCCAGTACGTTCCTCAAACATAATTGCATAGGCAGAACACTGTGCAAAGTAGTTTTGAATATACTGTTCTTTCTTTGGTTTGGATGAGGTTTTGAAGTCTATGATGGAGAGTCTGCCGTCAAATTCTGCAATGCAGTCACACTGTCCGGCGAGACGGAGATGTTCACTGTATAGAAACTCTTCGACACAATGGATGTTGTCGATTCTATCAATGATAGGTTTCATCTTATTAAACATATCAATTTCAACAAAAGAGAGTTTGTCAAAACTCAACTCTTTGTTATTCACATAATCTTCGCAAACAGCGTGAATTTTCGTACCACGAACAGAAGCTTGTTTGCTAATTCTGTTTGCCTTTTCTTCACCGACACGTTTGCGCCAAGCCTTGATGCCTGGTTTACTTTTGTGGCCGAGGACAGTGGTGACAGACGGGAATCTGACACCACTATCGGTTTTGTACATTCTTTTGCCTTCATAGTTTTCCCTAATTAACGAGGGAAGACTATAACTTCTTTCAACATGATTAAACATAAATTAGATACCTACAAATATTCACCTATCATACTATACTTATAACCAAATGTCAAGCGGCTGAATCTTCGTATTTCATTCTCGCAATTAGATATTCTTTGACGAGATCGCTGCGAACAATATCGTCAGTGTCGAATTCAAACATTCTGAAAGAAGGCATATTTTCGGCAATCACCATAAACTTCTGCAAACCAGACATGTCGTTTCTGTTTTTATAAAGATCAGTCTGTCTGAAATCACCACAGAAGATAATCTTACTATTGACTCCGACTCTGGTCATGATGGAATTGAGTTCCATATCATTCATGTTTTGACATTCGTCAACGATAACAATGGTGTTGTCTAGTGTTAGTCCACGGACAAAAGATGTGATCATGAAATCAAGATATTTTTGTTCGACTAACCTTTGAAAGGCCTGTTGTTTGGTGGGAAAGAGTTCTTCGCACATGGAAATGTACGGACTCATATAAACTTCGGATTTTTCTTTTTCGTCTCCAGGCAAGTGTCCGATTTCTCTGGAAGGAACTGCTGATCGTACTAATATAACTTTCTTGTAAAACCCCCCTTTATTTAAAACTTCTTCTAGTGCCTTGTATAGTGCAATAAAGGTTTTTCCTGTACCAGCAGCACCGTGTAATATCATTGCTTTTGAACCAGATTGATACTGAGAGAAGAATTGACCCTGTGTTTCTGTCATTGCATCAATAGTAACTAAATCTTCTATTCGCATCTTCAGTCCAGTACTAGGCGAACCGTTCCTTTGATTTTGGCTGTCCTCAATCAGATGAAGATTAGATTTTCGTTTTGGCATAGTTGTTTCCTGACTCTTGATTAATTAATTTTAGGCTATAACAATACTATGGGGTTTGATCCTCCTGTGAGGTGAGTTTTTTTGAAGCGTAGTCTTGGAGAAGACACGGAAATAATCCGTGAATAAAGAGGGCAAAAGAACAACTCCATGCCCTGTAAAGGTGTGAGAGGTAAGATACTTTGTTTTCGGTTAAGTGTCTTATCATTAAATGTATTTATGAAAATTCCGAGTGCAAAGCAGATAGTGGGAGTATTTCAGTTGAATTAATAATTCTAAGTATATTCCGTTTGAATGGATCGGAAAAAATTGGACTGTCCAAACACATCCTCATTCTATCTATGGCAAATTCTGGTTCCATAGTTCGCAAGTCTTTGCGAACCCATTTCTTATTGTCATCCATATCATCTGATATATTTAAGCATATCAAAACAATTGAAATGTCGTCCTCTGTATATAAATTGATTCTATATCCAGTTGGTTCGGATGATCTTTTATTAGGAAACTTTATTACATTGTCTTTCATTTTTCTTATACTTTTAAACAATCAGCTAAATGCTCTCCCCACTCTATGTGAGCCTGTAAACACGGATGTCCTCTGGGCATTCGCTTGTCTCCATGTTTATCATTATATTCAGAGAAAACCTTATCCGTTATCATATGTCTATTTATCTCTTTTTCGATAAAAAGAAGATTATCTTTGTATTCATAATCAAGGTGTTTAAGTTGTTCATGTTTCTTCAAATAAACTTTTTCAAAATATTGTACATTAATTCTTTCAAGACACTCAACAAAAATAACAGGTATATTATTCCTGTTAGCAATATACAAAATGTCTCTGAGATTATTCATATACTCATAAAAATGAATCCATGAGTGTCTTTCTCTGAAATATTTTAAAGCAAACTCATGATCACCCCCTCTATCGTGATGGGTGGGAACGACTCTATTGAAAGCACATCCCCTATATCTTTCGTCTATGTTACTCCTGCCAATTTCTGCCCAATGTTCTAGTGAATGAAAACCAACTTCTCGAAAAAACCCAGTAGTTCCAAACATACAGAGATGTGTATCAGAAATTTTTTCATGAATTACATCATTGAAAAATTGTGATCGCATATTATCAATAGAGTTGCCCCTTTGACCTCTATTGTAAACATTAGTTATTCCCAATTTATTACAAAGGTGTTGTGGATACGCAAGTTGTTTTTCTATCTTTTCGTGTTTTTGACTCAATAACTCACGTTGGTCTGAGTCTTCGCATTTTCCAATTAGGGGCAAAAATTCTTCATTTGCTAGTTCTTCTCCAGCAGTAAAAGAACATCCATAAAAATGAATACCATTTATCTTTATTACGTCATCCAAGTATTTTACGGGGTACACACTTTTACTCCATAGAAATTTTCAAATACATCAGCATCAATTCTATTATTTACAATTGGTTTACCCTTTATGTTCAAACTAGTATTGAGCAACATTGGACATCCAGTTTCCTCATACCACTTAGTAAGCAACACATATAATTCTGGATGATGTGCATAACTTACTGTCTGCACTCTACTAGTACCATCCTTATGTACTATTGCTGGATATTTTTCTGGTTCTTTACACCTAACAACTTCTTGCATGTATGGAGAATTAAAAAAGACATCAACATCGAAGTGGTGTTGTGCATCACACTGTCTAATCACTGGAGCAAAAGGTCTAAACTCCTGTCGTCTTTTTATTGAGTTTACTTTATCTTTCATATCTTGGCCTCTAGGATCAGCCAACAGAGACCGATTACCCAAAGCACGAGGGCCAAATTCAGCTCTACCAGAAGCTACTCCGACCATCCCAGATGTCATCAATTCATGAAGTACTGCATCGACTGGATATTCTCCTTTGATGTCGTGTCCCAAATAGGCAGTTTTAAAATCAACTCTCTGTTTTGTACCAGCAAGAACTGCTCCAAGAGAAGACCCAGCATCGCCTGGATTGGGCATTATCCAATATTTTCTAAAAAAATCTGGTAACAATCTATTGGCAAGACAGTTTAGAGCACATCCACCCATAAAAACCAAATCTCTTTTGCGAGTTAGTTCTGCTGTTAAATGTAAAAGAGCACCCAACCATTTTTCATATACGGATTGCACTCCAGCAGCAACATCAAAATAGTCTTCTGGTTCTAATTCTGGTCTCCACCATTTTACTCCACGATGAAATGGTGTTTTGTTTGCAAGTAAATCTGATATTTCCTTTGAAAATCTATATTTGTCTCCATAGGCAGACATTCCCATTAGAATATATTCATCCTCATTTGCCTTCAATCCAACCCTATCAGTAAAAGCAGAGTAGAACAAACCGAGAGAATTTGGATATTTCCTAGACCAAACTAATTTGTCATTATCCCAGATGGAAGTAGTAACCCACTCACCAATTGCATCAATAACAAGAGT